AACTAATAAGCCAAAAAAAAGAGAATGGATTCAGGATTATTTCCTACAATTATGTGCCTATAGCATGGCACATAATAATACTTACAATACAGATATTAAGGAAGGTATAGTTTTGATGTGTAGTGCAGATAACCAATACCAGGAATTTACTTTAGAGGGCAAAGAATTTCAATTATATTGTGATAAATGGTTCGATAGATTAGAACAGTATTACAGACAAATAAATATAATATAGAAAAGGAATAGCAATGGCCATTGTTCAAATTAGCCAAGTTAAACATCGTAGAGGACTACAGGAAGACTTACCACAATTAGCATCAGCTGAATTGGGTTGGAGTATAGATACAAGACGCTTGTTTATAGGTAATGGTGGTTTGGACGAAGGGGCTCCTGAAACAGGAAATACAGAAATTTTAACTGAATATAGTAATATTCCAGGAGTAACTAGCTATACCCAAACATTAGACGATAATACAGCTAATGTTGCAGTTGCTAATATGGTATTTGATTCTACAGAACCAGGCGTAATGTTAGACTATAGAATAGATAGAGCAGGCAATGTGCGTGTTGGGTCTTTAAGAATAAGCCAATTGTTGACAAATCTAGGTTGGGACGAAGAATATACAGAAACTAACAATATTGGCATTACATTTAATGTTTATACTATTAGTAGCACCTATGCACAAGTTACAGCAACTACATCTAGCACAGGTGTAGATGCTAATCTCACATTTACAGTAAATACAATCAGTTTATAATCAATTAACTCTATGTGGAACGAATTTCCCAGCGATAGGCTTCGCTGGTGGTATAATTTTAGATTAGATATCAATAAATTGCCACTTGCAGAAGCAATAGAAAAAACAAATCATTTATGGGCATACTGCCCATTCCAAAAATATTACTTATTAGTAGATCAATTAGAGGATTGGCCTAATCCTTGGGAATTAATATATGATAATATATACTGTGATCTTGCTAAATGTTTGGGAATAGTATATACTTTATACTTGACCTCACATCAACCACAGTTAGAAATAAGACAGTATAATGATAAAGAAGCCAATATATTATATAATTTAGTATGGGTCGATCAGGGAAAATATGTTCTTAATTTAGAACATGACAGCGTTGTAAATAAGAAACACATACAATCTTCTTTCCGGTTACAGAAAAAAATAACAATAACAGATTTAAAATTAGAACAAATACAATAGGATCAATCAATGAATATACAAGTTATTAAGCGTGATGGGTCTAGAGAGCCATTAGATTTAGAAAAGTTACATCGTGTAGTTTTTTGGGCCACTAAAGACATCACAGGTGTAAGTGCTAGTGAACTAGAAATCCGTAGTCAAATACAATTTTATAATGGGATTAAAACCAGTGACATACAAGAAACACTAATTAAAAGTGCAGCAGACCTAATCAGTGAGGAAAGTCCTAACTATCAATATGTTGCGGGCAGATTAATTAATTATCATTTAAGAAAACAAGTATATGGAGACTATACTCCGTGTACTGTATTAGAATTGGTTAAACGAAATGTTGAACTTGGCTTTTACGATCAAGGACTTTTAAATGCCTACACAGAATCAGAATGGGAACAAATCAATAGCTTTGTTAATCACGAACGCGACGAACATTTTACTTATGTGGCTATGGAACAATGGCGTGGCAAATATTTGGTACAAAATCGCGTTACAGGACAGATCTACGAAACTCCACAAATGGCCTATGTTTTAATATCGGCTACACTTTTCCAAAGCTATCCAGCAGAAACAAGATTAAATTGGGTAAAAGATTATTATAACGCAATTAGCGGCCATGATATTAGTTTACCAACACCAGTAATGGCAGGAGTAAGAACACCACAAAAACAATTTAGTAGTTGTGTTCTTATTGAAACAGACGATAGTTTAGATAGTATTAATGCTACGGCGAGCAGCATAGTAAAATATGTAAGCCAAAAAGCAGGCATAGGTGTAGGTGCAGGTAGAATTCGTGCACTTGGTAGCCCTATTAGAAACGGAGATGCATACCACACAGGAGTTATTCCATTTTATAAACATTTTCAAACTGCAACAAGAAGCTGCAGTCAAGGCGGTGTGCGTAATGGTGCTGCTACTTTATACTATCCGATTTGGCATTTAGAAGTAGAAGATTTACTAGTATTAAAGAACAATAAAGGCACAGATGATAATCGTGTCAGACATATTGATTATGGGGTACAATTTAACAAATTAATGTACGAAAGACTAGTAAATGGACAAGATATTACCTGTTTTAGTCCTAACGATGTTCCTGATATGTATAATGCTTTTTTTAACGATCAGGATAAATTTAAAGAGCTTTATGAGCGAGCAGAAAAGAATACAAAACTTAGGAAAAAAACTTATAAGGCAGTGGAGCTTTTTAGTAAATTTGTACAAGAGCGTAAAGATACAGGTAGAATTTATCTACAAAATGTTGACCATGCAAATCAACACAGCCCGTTTAATGAGGCAGTTGCGCCAATTAAAATGAGTAATTTGTGTTGCGAAATAGACTTGCCCACTGTACCCCTTAACGATGTTAATGACGAAAATGGCAGAATTGCACTATGCACTCTAAGTGCAATTAATTGGGGTAATGTTCGTAACCCAAAAGATTTCGAAAAAATGTGTACCTTAGCAGTACGAGGTCTTGATGCATTGTTAAGCTATCAGAATTATCCGCTGAAGGCAGCAGCATTGGCCACACAGGAATTTAGACCATTGGGCATCGGTATTATTAATTTTGCATACTTTTTGGCTAAACACGATACCAGTTATAGTGACCCAGCAGCACTTAGTCTAGTAGATGAATATGCAGAGGCCTGGAGTTATTACTTGCTCAAAGCTAGCATAGATCTAGCAGAGGAACAAGGTGCATGTACCCGTTGGCAAGATCTTAAAAGTGCAAAAGGTATTTTGCCTATTGACACAAGAAAAGTAGATGTAGATGACCTTGTGCCACACAAAGAACGCATGCCTTGGGGTCAACTAAGGCAAAAAGTTCAACAGGTAGGACAGCGTAATGCCACACTAATGGCACTAATGCCTGCAGAAACATCTGCACAAATCAGCAATGCAACTAATGGCATTGAACCACCAAGAAGCTATGTTAGTGTGAAGCAAAGTAAACATGGGGTACTAAAACAAGTTGTACCAGAATATCGTAAATTAAAGAACAAATACGAATTACTATGGGATCAGAAAAGCCCAGATGGTTATTTAAAGCTATGTGCAATATTACAAAAATACATAGATCAGGGCATTAGTGTAAATACCAGCTACAATCCGCTATGCTATGATGAAGAAAAAATACCAATGAGTGAAATGATAAAACACATTTTACAATTTTATAAATTTGGTGGCAAACAATTATATTATTTTCAAACATACGATGGGCAAGGTGAGATAGATGTTGATAAATTGTCAGCACCACAAGTAGAAGAAGAAATAACAGAAAGCAGCGATGAAAATTGTGATAGTTGCGTAATTTAAGGGGAAAATATGAGTGTTTTTAATTATAAGAACAAAGCCAAACACACCGAGTCTACAATGTTTTTAGATCCAGAGGGAATGAGCCCTTTGCAAAGATTCGAAACATTAAAATATCGCCAGTTTGAAAAACTAACAGAAAAAATGGTAGGATTTTTTTGGCAACCTACAGAAATAGATCTACTACGCGATGCTAAAGATTTTAAAGAATTAACAGAATTCGAAAAACACATTTTTACTAGTAATTTGAAAAGGCAAATTCTATTGGATAGTGTTCAAGGGAGAAGCCCTAATCTAGCATTTTTGCCATTAGCAAGTATTCCTGAATTAGAAACATGGATAGAAACTTGGGCATTTAACGAAACAATTCATAGTAGAAGCTATACGCATATAATTAGAAACATTTATAGTGATCCTAGCCAAATATTTGATGAAATTCTAAATATAGAACCAATCATTAATTGTGCTAAAGATATTAGCAAATATTATGATGACCTAATTGATGCAAGCCTATTATACCAAACACTGGGTATAGGTAAACATACAGTAAATGGTAAGGAAATTGAAGTAAATCTTTATGAATTAAAGAAAAAACTTTGGCTAGCTATCAATAGTGTTAATGCACTAGAAGGTATTCGTTTTTATGTAAGTTTTGCCTGTAGTTGGGCATTTGCAGAATTAAAGAAAATGGAAGGCAATGCTAAAACAATTAAATTTATTGCAAGAGATGAAAATGTACATTTAGGGTTTACACAGACAATTTTAAAATTATTACCACAAGATGATACAGATTTTGCTAAAATAAAAGAAGAAACAAAACAACAAGTTGAGAAAATGTTTCTAGATGCAGCAAAACAGGAAAAAGAATGGGCAACCTATCTTTTCAAAGATGGCAGTATGATAGGTTTAAACACACAATTGCTGTGTGACTATGTGGATTGGCTTACTTGTAAAAGAATGACTGCTATTGGACTTAATTGTGGTATTAAACCTGGCAGCAATCCTTTGCCTTGGACTGCGAAATGGATAGCTGGAGCAGAAGTACAAGTAGCACCACAAGAGGTAGAATTAAGTTCATATATCATTGGCGGTGTAGTTAGAGATGTGGCTAATGATACATTTAAAGGGTTTTCTCTTTAAAAATTAGATAAGAAAGGAATTCGATGATTACAGTATATAGTAAGGCAAATTGCCCTTTTTGCGTAAATGCAAAAACTTTTTTAAAGAATAAAGGTATAAATTTTGTAGAAGTAAGAATAGATGAAGATGCTGAAGCAAAAGAATTTGTATTAAGTCAGGGGCATCGCACAGTACCACAACTTTATAAAGATGGTAAATTATTTGTAGATGGTGGATATACTGGGCTAACCAAACTAACTGAAAGCCAATTAAAAGCACGGCTAGAAGAATAATTAATTTAATAAAACTCAATTAAAGGAAAAAACATGCTAATCAATAAACAAAAAATTTCGGATGGTGACATTCTTTGTTTCAAACTTGTAAATGGTGACGAGGTAGTGGCAAAATTAGTTTCTGTAGACGATCTTAAATTTACAGTAAGCAAACCTTGCACAGTAATGCCTAGTGCTCAAGGTATAGGTCTTATGCAAAGTCTATTTTGTGGGGATATAAATACTATTGATATTGAACTTCGCAAAGACCATGTGCTTATGTTTGCCCCTGTCATTAAAGAAATGGAAAATCATTATTTAAGTACAGTAACAGGTATAAAGACAGTTAGTAAAGGGTCTATTGTAGTATAAGGAGCGTTATGCCTGGTGGTGTGGTAAGAATAGGTGATATATTTGGGCCTGGTGGTGTAATTGGGCCCCCAATAGCATCTGGCATCTATGTAAATGGAAGACCTGCAGCTTTAGTAGGTGCAGTTTATTCTTCACATCCTTGTTGTGGAGCCAAAAAATGTCCACCAACTCATTGCGGTGGTGCTATAGGTGATGTTCCTGTAGGTGTATTGTTTAACGGAAAGCCGCCTTTAACAAAATCTGGAATAGGATGGTGTAAACATAAAGTAGAGACAGCTAGTCCAGATGTATTTGTGTCAGACGGTGGTATGTTGGGACTAGCAATGGCAATAGCTGGTGCAGCATTAGGTGGACCTGAAGGAATTACTCAGCCAAGCTTTGCTGAACAATTGACACAAAAAATAGCATTTGACATGTTCAATCAAGCACTCTCACAAGCTGGTTATAAATAAAAAATGGCACAAGGCATTCCAGAATATTACTTAGGTGGCACTCCGCAAAGCACTCAAGGGTTGAGTCCACTACAATTAGCATTAGCAGATATTTTAAGAAAAGGGACAGATGTTTCTTTATTTGTAAATCCCGATTTTATAACAGAAATGCAAAGATTTACTGACAGTAAACAAATTTATCCTGCTAATGTAAATGAACAGTATAACTATTACGGAGTTTGGGACGGCTGGAACGACGGACGACTAGATGGACCTGGCGGATATCAAGGCGCCCGCCCTACTTCATACCCAACACTTAATTTGCCTTCAACAGGTATTACAGGAACTAATTTTATAATAATTGGTGACGAAATTTTTGTACAAAGAGTAGCCCAAGACTGTGGTCCAGACGAAGAACTAAGATATGAGTTGGTGCAGGTGGGCAAAAGAGCAGAAATAGCCCAGGGCACTTTTGCGGTCTATGGTAAAATAGTATATAAAGGTTCTTTGGGTATACCCCAAGATTCTGGTCCAATTTTTTAATGTATAAAATTAAAGAACAGCATCATGTACACTAATAATGGCAATGGGTATAATTGGTTTGGTGATACAGGGACCTATGGCGGCGTTTTAGAAATAAGAGCAAATAGTGGAGTATATGCTGGTTCATTAAGCAGTCAAGGTAGAATTGTAGCAGAACAATTAAACAATGGTGACTATTTACCAGTTGGAGACCCATTAGTACCTACAACAGAACCTTATAAACCATACTTATCCGGATATTTTGGTCAATATTGGCAAGATCCCACTAAAACCATATTTGGAGCAAATAGTGCAATTCCAGCAATTACTGGTGTTTTGCCTAGTAAATATGGCCAATTGCCTATTCCTCTACAAGGTAGTTTGGTTTATTATATAGACCTTTCTATTTCTAGACTAACAGGCGGTGGAGGATTAAGCAATAATCAAGTTTTTGACTTATTCTATTTTATTAATAATTTTAATCAGGCTATAACTTGGGTAACAACTTCGAATGAATACATTGAATCTTTAAACCAAGCAGAAAATACTAATTTTGCCTATTATGGATCTAATAATTATACAGACCTTATAACAGGAAATTTTAATGTAATAAAAAATAGCAAATCGGCAATGCTGGCAATTAAAAACATTGGTAAACTAATTGCCACTGTCCCAACTGGACAATTCGGT